TAGAGTAAATTACCTGACTAACCTGCTCAGGAGAGTTAAGATTTATAGGAGTATCACCCATTAAGCTCTTGACTTTTGCGTTTAACCTATTTTCTATCTGCAATAGCTCGTCCTCAAACTGTTTTCGCACATCTTTTAGTGCTACTTTGTCTATACTGAACCCATTCATATAGATTTTTGTCAGAGTTTTGCAAACTTTATTGGTTGTGTCCCTGACATTTACCAAAGATTCAGCCTCAGGCTTGTTATATTCGTCTAGTAAGCGCCAATATAAAGACCTAGTGACCTTTAAATCCTGCTCAAGGTACATCGATAGCTCGTTAAGAGGTATTTCATCTGTCTGAAACCCTCTCCTAAAGTAATCTTTTAGTGTGTCAGACTTCTTCATGTCTAAATCGTAGCGTAACGCACAGTTTTCTAGGCTGACAGAACCCTTCTGACCACGCTGTAGTATGTAATCACCAAGCATTGTGTCAAATATTTGACCATCATACTTAAATCCACATGCCCACAACCATTGTAAGTCGTACTGTAGGTTGTGACCTATCAACAACGTGGTATTATCAAGCACCCTTTGTAGTCTTGCCTGTGCATCATCATCCTCAATGGTCTTCTCCTTGTGGTCAAATACAAATACTGTTCTCTCTTCTTCCTTAATATGATCCATGATACCCACAAGTGTCAAAGAGTTGTCAGGTTCAAAAGGGTCAAGGTGCAACTTGCCATCTCGTTTAGTTGTCGTATTTTCTACATCAAGTATTATCTTCATGCTGAATACCTCCCTGTTTCTACATCTAGCTCAACGTGGACAGCACCATGCCACCCTGTTAGTTTATTCTTAGCCAATCGAATGTGGCGCTGAGGATCGTTACTGTCCTGTCCTTCAATGTCAGGGTTCTTACTAATTAATAACATCAAATCTGCCTCTGCCGCCTTGCCTGTCTTACTACCCTCAAGCATAGATTGGTTAACATTTATCTTTCCCTCAGCCTCTGCTGATAGTTGAGACATCCAAATGATAACGCAGTTATACTTCTTGGCAATGTTTCTTGCGTGGATTGCCGCCTCTTTGAGATAGATATCTGACCTCTCCGACCCTGCTGTTGCAAACTTATCGCCCATATCAAGAACAATGATGTCAGGGTTTATGCTTTTGGCAAGCTGTTCGACATAATCCATGTTCTTATCCGTAGCATCTTTTATGGACAGCAAGTTTCTCAAAGGATCATATCTTTCTAGTGCCAACTTCCTGTTCTCCAACACCTGATCGCTAGACATGTTGGACTTACAGTATAGGTATCGCAGACCAACACGCTTGTATGCCTCCTCATTACACAAGACTACACACTTTGCACCCTGATCTATAAAGCCACCCTCAGAGGCTATAATACTAGCGTGGAAGGATGTCTTCCCTGTATTAGGTCTAGCACCCACGATAACAAAGTGACCACCACTCAGACCCTCCACTCGTCTACGCAACGAGGGTATATTAAACTTCCACTGAAACTTTAAGTTAAGATGTTCGACTAATGTGTTGAAAGATATGTCGTCACCTTTAAACTTAAAGCTAGGTGTGAAGTCGTCTTGATAGTTGTCAAGTATATTTCGCAAAGGCTCTAGATTATTCTTTGTGCCATTCACATAGTCAAACCCTATGTTGGCTACCTCTTCCCCAACCATCTGCTGAAACAACTTAGACAAAACTTCCTTGGCTATATCATTGTTCATTGGCTCTTCCTTAGACAGCTTACTAAACAACACCTCAAAGGACGACTTGTTTGCTGAAGTCATAGTGCCGTTGTCAGAGAAGAACAAAGCCTGTAGCTCTGTCAGGGATAAGTTCCTTTCGTGCTTACCCATAGCCTCGTCCAAAGTATTCTTAATCTTGCGTACATCTTTACTGAAGAGCCTGTCAGGACACTTACTGCCCTTATGGTCTTCATAAAAGTCTTTCTGCATCAAGCTCCTAATTAGTGCTAGTTCTATCATTCTGTATCTTCTCCTCTATTAATCCATCAATAAGATTCAACATCTTGTCAAAATCTTCTTTGTCTAAATTCTCTATATAAAACCACTCGTTAAGTCTCTTACGACTTAGACCCTCAGCCAAGGAGTGTGCCATCTTTTCTGCCACACCTCTATGCTTAAACTTTTTGTAGGTAACTAACTCGTAATCCCTGTGAGGACTGCCTGTTTGATAGCCATTACATCTATCTTTGGATTCAATAGCCTTACCTATCTTGTACCAATTATCCCAAGCAGGGTTCTTTAGTACGTAAACTTCCCCCTCTGTTGACAGGACATAATTAACCAAAGAAGAAAATGCAGCATCATTAAATGACTTATATTTTCCAGGCTTATATAATGGATGCTTTCTTGATATATACTTACCATTGACTCGCATCTGTAGAGGATTGTTTTTGGGATAGTGTTTTGGATTACTTCTTGCATTATTCCTAGCCGAACATGCTTTACATTGTTTTCTACTAAGACCTCTCCAAGACTTTGACCAATTAGTGTCCGTTAGTTCTTCACCACAAGTATTACACTTAACCATGTATCATCTCCCTTAGTTTATCAAAATCTTTTTGACGTTTGTATTTTAAATCATCTTCTATCTGTAGTCCATAAACTTCTGATGGATCACAGTAACTTTTTAACTCTTTAGTGTATTGAATAGTCTTACCCACAGCGTCAGGGTCAAGAGCTACAATAACTTTGTCAAAGGTATCGATATACTCTTTATGCTCTTTCAACAGGCTTGTACCCAACAGTGCCACACCTGTAACACCTATTAAGTTCTCACCAATAACTGTTGCTGACACAACGTCCTCAACAACGACAGCTATACTCTTACTAGGCTTGATACAATAGGAATAATACTTTGCCTCCCCTCCGTACTTATACCATTTAGGCTGTGCGTTGTATAACGCTCTACCTATTGCATCAACAACCCTACCATTCTTGTAGATAGGAAATACAGCACGTTGGCTTTTACAATCGTACAGTAGCTCTATATTTAAGTCCCAACGTCTCTTAAATCGCTGTACGTAAGCGTTGTTACCATCCGTTATATACTCAGGCATCTCAAACTTCTTGGGTGTTACCCTTTCCTCCACACCCTGTATCTTATTCTTTATTGTCTCCACTAGCATCGGAGTTAGTGTAGCACCCTTTACGTCACAGCTATTCCTGTAACAGTTGTATATGACTAACCCATCTTTGTTCGTGGCTGTAAACTTCTTGACTCCGTTGCAGATAGGACAATCTAACGTGATTGTTTCCCCTTCCTTTACGTCTAGTCGTCTTATAAAATCATTACTAGGTTTGTTTACCATTGTTATTCTCTCTCCTTTCTAAAGCACTTGCCGCAGATTTGTATGTGTGTCGAATGTAGGGACGCATTGATTGAGGCGAGTTGTGTCCTGACACTGCCATGATCTGCGTTGTGTCTACTCCTGCCTCCACCATTTCTGTTATGGCTGTCCTTCTCATATCCATTGCTGTTAGTTCCTTTGGTAGTCCTGCCTCTTCTTTTACTCTGTTTACCATTCTACCTATATCCACATCAGCGTAGATTACATAGCCTCCATTTCTAGGATAAGGATGTGGGGCAACATATTCTTGAAACCCAAAGTCTTTGTATTGTTGCTCCAACATTCT